GATCTCAAGGTGCTGCCAGCCCGAACGATGCTTCACTGCCACCGAATCACAGAGGCCCGTATTCGTGACTTGCTTGACGGCAAAGGCAAAGAACACGACGTTCTTTTCCAACCTTTGCAATAAACTTCTTGACGCTCGCAAAGGATTGCCTTACAGTAAACACATCGCAACACAGACACCCGGAGCCCCAAATGATCTGTTTTAATGACGCCGAACTGAACGCCCACTACTCCAAGGAGGAAGATATGGATCGCAGACACGAGATTGCTTTGAGCGAGCTGGATGGTGAGTCACTCCATTCATATTGCGATGATTTGGTTGAGTACTGTCAAGATTACGAAGCTGGTTTGATTACGCTTGAAGAGCTTGGCCTCCACCTGCTACGGGCTCGTAATCTTGCTGTCGAAGCCGCTGTGGAAAAGATGGAATGAAAGAAATCATGTCAGGTATGGATTCATCTGACGTGAGAGAAATTAGGGCATACAGAATTGATGCCCTGATTGAACTTTTGTTAGACATTAGCCATGAAAAAAACAACCTCAGTCAAAACGCCGGGCTCTGGGTACATGCTCAGAAGTTCTTTGACGATGCACAAGAATGTGATGAAATTTTGGACACACTAAGATGAAAAGACGACCAATTGCAAAAGAAATGATTGAAGCTTTAATCAACTTTGGACCAATGACTTGCTTGGAATTGTGCAAGCACATAAACGTAGAAAAAGATAAATCAGGGTCAATTATTTCACGTTTAATGAAGAAATCGCCAAAAAGAAGGAAGCGTGTTCACATCTGTGGATGGACTGAAGATTCTGAAGGAACACGACGCTATCTTCGCCCAATCTACAACGTCGGCGCCTGCCTTGATAAGCCAAAGCCTTTGATGTGTGTACGAAGAAAAGAAAACCGCGCCCGGTACACGAAAAGCAAGGTAAATCGAGTCAGCAGCATTTGGGACTTGGCCAAGACAGTCAAAGAAAGACTAGCAGCATGAGTGAAGTTACCTGGCGGGGTCTTCAGAAAATCCTGTCTGATCTGGACGAAAAGACAGTTCTTAAGATGCTGGAAGACGAATGTAAGGCGGAGTTCCCTAGGCTTTCAATTGTTTGGCGGCTTCATCAACGCTACACGATGCTTAGGATGAACAGAGAACGTGATGATATTGTGAGTGCAATTAAACATGAATATTGATCAAACTCTAAATGAACGAGGCAACAGGTACGGAGAATTTGCAAGCCATGCTCAAGTAAGCCAACGGCTCAAAGAAATGGCACGATTTGAGCTTTCTTACCGAGACAAAAGATTAGCAGATGATCAAAAAGAAGCTTTAGAAATGATCTTTCACAAGATCGCTAGAATTATTAACGGAGACCCAGATTACGCAGACTCCTGGGTTGACATTGCAGGCTATGCAACTTTGGTAGCCAATCGATTAGAGGAAAAAAAATGGACAAGCGAAGAACTTCAGGCAGGCGAAAAGAAGATGGAGAGTCGTTCTGCCTTCCCACCTCTATTCTAGTGATTTTGGTTGTAATAGCCACCTTGGTGGTGGCTAACATTCTTACTACTTTGTGACGCCTTGAATCTTTTCGGCTGTTCGGTACGCACCCAAACCGAGCATCCCGAAAAGTAAAGGCATCATAGTTCCAAGGTCCATCTGAGGGAACTTTACAGGATGCCCAGCAATGTTTGTTATCCATTCCCCGAGCGGTCCGATAACAAACTGAACGGCAAAGCCAGAGCCGCAAACCCAGCCGATGAATGGCCGCCAACCTGCAACGAACAAATGCGGATTGGCGGCTTCTGCTTTGTTGATGTCCATCTGCCCAACGATCTGAGCCAGCTCCCCACTTTGCTGAATCTTGATAAGCTCAAGCCGCGCCGCTGATGCCTGAACCGGGTCTGCCCAGACTCGATCAATGACTTTGCCGCCAATTTCAAGCAGTGCCGTAACGGGATCAAGTGCCATTTAAGACTCCAGAAGATTTGAAGCAATGCGACGAGCCCAACCTTTGCCGAAGGTAGGCCACACGCCGAGGTCAGTCATAAACATCAATCGAGAGCCGTTGAACCGGGCCACAAGGCGAGATCCAGGCATGGATTGAATAGCCTGCAAGGTGTTTGGGCCAAGGATGCCATCCTCAAACTGCCCAACGGCCTTTTGTAGCGTCTTGATGGCCGCTTTAACGCCAGAGTTGACAGCCATATCAAACAGATCAAACTTGATGGCTTCAGGCACAGCATCGCAACCCGCTGGCCCCCAATAATCCTGATGATAGATCCGCTTTGCACGGTCTAATGTGAGGTTGATGATGTCTTCGCCAGGATAGGCGCGTTTGCTGATGCCGTACTTGGTCAGCCCGCCGCCATCCAATGGGTGATTGGACACCACGCCTTCATGGCCGATGAGTCTGAGGAAGGCATCATCAAAGTTCATGTCTTGTCTACCTTGTGCTCAAGTTTGTCGAAGATCTTGGTAAGCATACCTTTAATCTCTGAAACGTCTTCCTTGTAATCCGTCTTGGCCACATAGGTGTGCGGCATGGCCCGTACATCTTTGTCAAGCTTCTCGATAGACCTGTAGATGTTGTTCAATGTCCAACCACCAAAGAACCCAGCGGTGGAGACTGCGATATTGAATAAAACTTGAGTGTCCATTAGTCCTCACTGCTGGCCGGGTTGTTGAAACATTAATGGCAATGTTGGTGCGAGCATGTTGACTGCGCTTTGCTCTCTCATCGGAATTCTCAAAGAATTTGCCAATTGTGGAGCAGATCTTGATGCAGCCAATGCGCGGTTTCTGGCGATAGTTGAAACAAGTTCGGGAGTGATGGCTGCAAAACCACCAGCCAATGCGCCACCTGGGCCGCCAAAGTAACTGCCGCCTGCGGCGAGGCCACCGACTCTAGCAGCCAAATTGGCCATCTTTGCTCCGGGAATTCCAGGTTCAGCCTTAGCCCGCAATGATCCAATATTTGCTCTGTCAGGAAATAGGTTTGGCGCAGCATTAGCGAATTCACCGATTGTTCTCAGCTCACCCGTAAGACCTTGATCAAGTTGGGATGCCAGCTTGGCGGTGTCAACAGAACCAGTTCCCTTGACAATTGAATCCCCAACAGCATGGCTCATTGCAATGCGTTTTCTTGCTTCTTTGAAGTTGTCCAAGAGTGCTGCATCGCTTGGATTGCCGCTACCAGCGAGTTTGCGCTCAATTCTATCTTCAAGGGCATTGGCAATCGCTTTCTGAGCCTTTGCCAGTCCTGTGTTTCCATTCTGGAAATTGCCGCTTGCGTCTTCCCTCAGTGAACTGATGCGTTTCATTGCATCTGCGGAGTCAAAGCTGCGTTCGTAGTGGGCTTCTACAAGTCGTTTCACTTCATCTTTTGCAGCTTTCGGAAACGAGTTAGAAACAGAACCGTATTGAGACTGTATGTTCTTTAGATCAATCCCATATTGTTCATCGCCGTATATCTTGCCAACTGATTTGATCGGTTCGTATCCAGTGTCAAACTCTTGCTTCCTAATCGCCTTCATGCTCTCATCTGTCAATGGAGCATTCTTTTCCAAACCAAGCGCCTTTCTGGAAAGATCGTTTGCTTTTGCTTGATTGGCAATGCTCACTTCTTTTTCGATGCCGCCAGCCGCACGCTCTGCAAAGCCGGGCTTCTGACCGGGCGTGTAATAGCTTTGTGGCACGGCAAAACCTTCTTGCTGTGCTGAACGCAAAGTGTTTTGCATCACTGCATTTTGATTTTGTCCAGCAGCCAAAGCATTTTGAGTTGCCATGCGCTGCGTTGCCATCTTGTTTGACACGCCAGTGGCTGCTGCGGGAACGAGAGAACCTGCCAGTATTCCAGCAACAGGAGACCCGGTAGACTCTCCAACGCCTTGTCCAGTCATTGACGCAGCAGCGCCCGTGGCGGCTGTTTTCGCCATGCCAGCAACTGATGGTCTACCAGCCAAAGCACTGAGACCACCCTGCAAACCTACATCAAGATATCTTTGCCCAGGCGTCATCTGCGCTTGCACTTCATCAGGACTGATGATGCCTGCCTTTTGCCCCATCTTATAAAACATGCTCGGGCTTGGCGTTACTTCTGGCGCAAGATCTGGCCTGCCAAGTGCAGTAGCAGCCGTGCCAAAAGCAGCTTTACCAAGGTTATAAACATTTAGAGGTGCCTCAGCCATGACATCAGCAGCCCCAGCCAATGCTTTAAATGGGGATTCACTAAGGACTCGTGTTGTAGTAGGCGCAGCCTGACGCTGCTGGGGGATACCTTCGGTTTGTTGCTGCATCCTAAGGCGTGCATTTGCCAATGCAATCGCCCTACGTTGTTCAATCGTCATTTCATCCATGATGCCCGCCCCTTAAGGATTTGGGTTTGCAAACAATGCCCGTTCTTCTGGGGTCATCACATTCCAAACGGCTTGATCTACGTTAGAAGGTCTTCCTGGCGCAGCGGGCTGTTGTGAATTTTTGGCCTTTAGTACTCTTGATTCAGGTAAGTTTTGGAACTGAGGGAAACGCTCAAAATCTTCTCCGCGTGTCTTTTCATATCCATCTTTAATCCTGTTAATTGCTCCAATTGCTTGATTTTCGATAAGGTCAATCTGTTCAAGCAATGGGCCTTTGCCTTTTACTGGATCAATGTTCGCAATTTGATTTGCGAGAATTTCCCATTCTTTGGTTGCTATTGACCCGATTGAACCGCCCATTGACGCAACTGCTTTTCCCAAGGCGGTAATCTTACCTTTTAAATTGGCGAGTCTTGTTTCTGCTTGTGCTGCTTGACCGCCAGGCATTGAAGGAAGTTTACCTAAATAACCAGTTGATGCTTCCAAGCCGGGCGCAGTTTTTACGGCATTAATAGACTCAAGCAGATCATCCATCTGACTAATGGTCGTAGAAGCGGCTTTATAGTCCTTGCCGACATCCCCACGCAACTTGATTTCTTGTTGTTGCGTTAGAGGCTTCTGAGCAGGCGGAACAGGCTTAAGTTCTTGACCTGCGGCTTTTCTGGCGGCCTCTTGCTCTTTAGCAGCAACTTCACGCTCTCTCAATGAAAGATTTTTATTGGTGGCTTCTAGTTGGCCTTGCTGATAGATCGTGGGTGTCTTATCTGAATAATTAGTAATAGCCTTCTGATACAAGGCGTGCTCAGGCGACCCTGGCGCATACTTTGCTTGCTCATTTAGCAATTTTGCCAGCCCTGTTTGGCCTTGCTCTTGCTGACGCAGCATATCCCTGTGGGATTTCATGCCCATCTTTTGTTCTTCAAGGTAATATTTGAATTCAGTTGGCCCTGCTGCGACAACGTCCTTAAACTTTTTTAATGCTTGTTCTTTAGTAATACCATTGGCTTCCAAATATTGCTTAAGAATTTTGTTCTCATACGTCTTGTCAATGTAGCCAGAATATTCTTCTGGATAGTGAATTTTACCCAACGCTCTTTCATTAAGCTCAAGTTCCGCTTTAACAACGTCTTGATTTGCTTTCGTGGCTTTACTCTCAGCCTCTGTGCGTTCAGATTGGGCTTTCAACATCGCCAAACCTGGTTTTCCATATCTCATTACATTAGACTGTGCTTCTGATGAACTGAGGTCAGGATTTCCGGCAAGGTAGTTTCTCAAGCCTTCTTGTTCCTGAAGGCCTCGTGCGTACTCCTGAGACTGCATGCGTGCAAGCTCATTGGCGTACTTAGCGCCTTGGAGCTTCATCACATTTGCTTCGATGTTCTGAGGGGACTCCAGCTCGTAGGTTGGCTTGAAGCCAAGCGCAATTCGTGGATCAATAGGCATGATTAGTTCTCATTCAGAAGATTGACCAGCCCAGCCAAATTGGCTTGGTCCTTGATAAAAACCGAATGCATCCGTGCCTGGCATGCCCCCTCCGCCTGGCCTCATCCTTTGGTTGTACCCATAAGCATTGATGCCTTGGTTTAGGGCTCCAGTCAAAGCATTAGCTTGCCCCAAGTAGCCAGAAGCACGCGCATTGCCCGCTCCCATGTAAGCCTCACCTGCTTGGTTGGCATAGTTCTGGCCAGCGGTGCCAATCGTGTTGACCGACAGTTGTCCTTTGTCAGACAATGACAGCAATGGGTTCAGTTGGTTTGTGCGATTGGTTTGGTAGCGGTTGAAGGCGTTCATGTACTCTTCGCTAGCCATGTCTTGGCCATAACGCTGGGATGCCTTCAATGCCGCACCAGAGATCAGCCCACCTCGTGCTGCTGCCTGACGATCAAGCGCCTTAAGGCCTTCACTCATGCGGAAGGCATAGCCAGGATCTTGCTGGAAGTCCTGCATACCAAAGTCGCGGGTGTACTTGCCGAAGTCGGGTGAGTTTCGTTGAGCTTGATAGGCCTGCTGTGCGGCTTGATCTTCAGCCATAGCGGCTTGGATAGCTGCATTCAGGCCAGATTCATCAACGGTGTCAGCGGCTCTCGGAACCCACCTTTTGACTATAGAGTCAGAATCACCATTGCCTTCCCGAACGTCCTCGTAATACCCGCCACTTTCAGGGCCGGTGCCAGACCTCATGTACTGAGAAGCTAAAGAATTTCGCAACTCTGCTTGAGTGCGAACCTTTGGTGCTGCACCAGTTTGAAGGCCAAGATATTGAAGCAGTTTGTTCTGAGCCGCCAAGCCGCCTTGACGAAATGGCTCTTGCAGCTCAATGTTCTTCTCAAACATTTGCTTCTGCAAAGCGGCTGCCTCACGAGCGGTATCAGCCTGTGTATTGGCCGCTTGCCTGCTTGATTCTTTTCCCATCAGGCCGCCTAGAAGCGCCCCACCAAGTGCTGCCCACATGTCAATCTCCTATTAAGACACTTCCCGCCCACTAACGCGGATATTGATCGATGCCGCAGTACCGGCAATGGTCGAGATGAACCCACCAGGATTGAGCACTTGGCCAACCAGCTCAGGGAAGGTGTACACCTCGGCAGGTTGCAGCGTTTTGGTCTTGGAAATCAAGTTTTGATTCCCTGCGGTATCGCCATTGGTCACCAGATTAACACTGATCGTTGCAGCCGTTGCGCTGTAGTTGGTCGCAGTGAACTTATCAATGATGGTGGTGACATTTACCGCAGTGTACTGCGTTGTCTGTGAGGCCGCCGCAATGACGGCAGGTACTAGGTTTTTTACGGTGACGGTCAATTTATGCTCCTTGAATTAGCTTGAGGCCATAATCAGCCAGTTTGTGCCATTACTGACAAGTGTGGCCCAACTGCCTGCCGTAGCTGGAAGAATGGCGGTGGAGGCCGATCCGCCAATCCTCGGCACCACGTTGGCCGAGGCACTAATAAGTGTTAGAGGTTGGTAATTCAAAAACATAACCTCACGTCCAACCCAAGATGACGCCGTGGGAAGGGTAACAACGCAAGACGTAGTCGGCTTGTTGTTAATTACTCGGTTTTCATTTGATGCAAGAGTAAAGTCGGCAGTCTTGGTAACTGGTTGGCCAAGTCCGGATGGAGTTGCAATGATGTTATCCACGCTCCAAATCAGAACATCGGTGGCGCTATACAACGCCAACTTATAGTAAGCATCAGCCCCAAGCCACACAGAAGCCTCACCACGCGCATCAAGAATGACAGGGTTGGTATTGGCAGAAACTTGGGTGGAATCCGTGTAGGTGGCCAATGGCGAAGTGGTGCCTGCCGTGTAGCTGTACAGCTTGCCGCCGACCAATGGGTTACCGTTGGCATCAAAGAATTGCAGCTTAGGGGATGGGCTAAGGATGGCCATATTTAACCTGTTGTGATGTTTTTACCAAGCCGGGATATAGCGAGTCGTGCCGGCATCGTTAATGGCGATCCACTTTGTAGGATTGCCAGCAGCAGGAGAATTTAGAAGCGAACCAGCAGCAGCACCAGAACCGTTTGTCAAAGCCGTCTTGGTGCCAATCAAAGTAGCCCCGCCCGCCAACACAGCAGTGCCCCCAGTAATGGAGACATTATCCGCGTTTTGGGCAGACATAGTGCCAAGTTCTGTTCTGGGTGATAAATCATCAAGCTGGACAATCTGCACCTGAGGCGGGCTTACATCGTCTGGTAACGTTGTTGTGGCAGCAATCGGCGTAACGGATAACTGGCTCAACAAAGTGACAATGTTGTCAGTCTGATCAACAAAGTTTGGGGCAATCTGTAGATCTACCGTGCTCGCATCACTCGTCCCACTGCCCGTAATTTGAAACAGGTTCAGCAAGAATCGATACCACTCACGCGATATCAGTCCAGTCCGTTCATCAATAAACGGGACTCGCTGTGGCGGAATATTGGTGATGTTAGGCATTTGTGCCTGACGCTGAGAGTTCCGCGCCCAGAATCATCACCTTCACCGGGTCGGTGCCAGAGATTTCATACACACGGTCGCGCAGTTTCACGGTCATGCCGAGACGACGCCAAAACACGCGCTTCTTGTAATCCCCATAAGCGCCAGTACCTGTCCAGTGCTCGTTTGACCAAGTGTGGCCGCCGTCATCAGACCAGCGCAGCATCACTTGAGCTTCATTGTTGAGTGATACAGGATCCAACTCTTGCGTCAGATATGAACCATCTTCGGTCGTAAGAAACTCAAATGCTTCAGTCAGAAGCCTGACATCCAAGCCTCGGTCAAAGAACGCACCAGTTTCGCAGTCCAGTTGAAGACTATGGTGAATGGTGCGCTTCAGTGTGTTTTGACCCGTGGGAATGGCTCTCCACGAGCGCAGCCACTTCTGAATGTTGCCGCCATCTGCGAACACTTCCATGTCAAACGCATAGATGTCGGCAGTCTCAAAGTCGCCAACAATGATCTCGTTGTTGAACGCCGCTTGGCAGTTGCTGCGGTGCCTGGTGAACAAGCCACTGTCAAACCCTGCCCGCTCATGCCAGGCTTGCGTTGACACGTCATACACCCATGTCTTGCCTGCCGTTGGGAACGTCAGCACATAGAAGGAGTGGCCATCTTGCTGGTAGGTGTAGGCGATCGCATCAGAGATCGTGCCGTACTGCTGAATCTGCCACTCAACAGCGTGAGTGCTGATCCGCTGGCCGGTGTAGCCGTTGGCCCGGTATACCATACCTTGTCCACGAGCATCAGCAGCAAGCCAGAACAACCCGTTGTCCAGCTTGGCCACGGAGTAGGTAGCAGCACAGCCAATTTCATTGAACGCGCCTTGAATACGCGCCAGTGGGAAATCAGCCCCGCCAGAGTTGTACCAAACCTCAACCGAGTTGGAGCCAAACAGCCACACTTCCCGGTGATCCACGATCATGGACACTAAACCGTCAGGAGACCCCTCAGCACTGGCAAAGTCCAACGGATCAACGGCAGTACCATCCAGCAGGCTGGTGACCCATACAAGCTGTGAGTTGGGTTGGGTAAATACAAAGAACCCATCCAGGTACCCGACCGTCACAGCGCCAGGAAAGTCCGGGTCAGTGATTTGTGCGAAAACGTTGGTGGTGGCGTTGTAGATGTAGCTGGGGCCGTTGCAAGCAATGAAGAGCTGAGTCCCATTGTCTGCCATGCTGACAGGGCCAGAGCCTGATACAGAGCCGATTAACGTAGGCACATAGGCTGCGCTAACTTTGTACAACTGAGTGCCAGAGACAGCGTAAAGACTACCGCCAAACGACCACAAGCCACGGATAGGGCCAGTGCCGACTGAAGCCAACGGGCGCAAGCCTGGGGCACGTTGCAAAAACCCAGCCTCTTTGCCGCCTTCAGGAATAACTTCTGGGAACAAGTTGATCATGCGGTTGTCTGCCGCATTGACCGATCTTGCTACATAGGCGCTGCCCAAAATTGGCGTACGCATCACATATTTCCAGCGTAAATATTGTACCTTTGCCTCGTCGCCACCAGCGCATAAGGCAAGCTCATAATGTCATCAGGATTGTTGATTCGCTTCAGATTGCGCTTGGATGTCATGGCAATCCGAGCCACAGTAGGCGAAGGTTCAACGCCGAACTCAGGTGCGAACTCGCAGGCTAAGTTGTACCTGAACGCCCTCAAGTAGCCTGGTGGCAAATAAAGCTGCGTGGCCAACGTGACCGGCTGGACAATCTCATCCACAGAAACGAAGTGCCATTCCAAAGCCCGAGTAGGCTTTGGATAGATCGTCATCTGGATGTTGGGGTACTCCATGTTGATCCACATCACCTGTGGATAAGTAGAGGTCACCGTCTTCACAGCAATACCGTTGTATTGCTGCTGGTTGATCATTTTGATGCCAAACGAAACATTCGTTGACGCATCACGGAAATAAGTGGAGTCTTCAAGCAACACAGGCCGGTTGCCAACAAAGTCACCCGTTGGGCCAAGTGTTCTAGTGATCTGATCCGCAGGCCAAGTGAATACTTGATCTTGGGTGTTATAGATCATCAGCTTCTCAGTGTTCCACGAATCAATCATCTGATTCATGGCGAGAAGTGCGTCTTGAGACGTTTCAGCAGAGGGGGTCTCGCCTTCTGCAATCTGGCCAATCAGCCGGAGAGCACCATTAATAATATCGCCAGCCGTTGCCATCTATCACGCTCCTTGCGCGATCACTCGCGGGGGTCTACCTCGTCGCTTAACTTCCAGTTCATTCACGGGAGCCGCAACTTCAGACATGGAAGGCGTGTCAATAGTATACCTCACCCATCCATTACGTTCATCTGCTTCAGCTTCAATCTCAAAGCTAGCAATTTTGTTTCCGTGGATTGGATGTCTGAGAAATATCATTGTCATCCTTAAAAAGCCCCACACCGTCTCCAGCATGGGGCCTACTACATTAAGCAATACGGTACAAAGTCCAAGCCAGATCGCCAGTTTTGCGGGCCAAGAATCGAGCCGAAGAGGTTACAGCAACAACAGCGTTACCAACAATAGTCCATCCGGCGCCAACCAAGATAGTTACTGCACCAGAAGAAGTGCCAAGATTGACCAAGGCCAGTTCAATGGTTGAACCAACTTTGGCATTAGCAATTACAGCTTCGGTCAAAGCAACAGTCGGCAGCGTGTAAGAAGCAGCCGTTGTGCTTGGGTTGGCAACTAACATACCACCGGTAATTTGAGCAGCCGTCAGAGTCGCGGTTGCAGTCGCGGTCTGAGGATCGGCCATCTCGCCCATGAAGATTTCATTGACGTTGCCGTCACCGATTTGGTAACCACCACCAACTGTAGGGAGAGCCATGATTTTTTCCTTAAAAAAGTTACATAGAGGGGCCGAAGCCCCTTAGACAAGTTAGCCCCAGAGACGGCAAGCCATCGCTGGGCGAATGACCTTGTAGCCGTAAAGAACGTCAATACGGCAAGGCATACGGTCATTGTTGATGTCGTACTGACGAACAATGCGCATTGAAATACCGTTGTGAACTTGACGAGAAGCCATGTCCACACCTTGGGGCAACAGCAAGTCAGCCGTTGCGAAGGTGATCGCATCCTTGTGATACACCAAGTTCTGAGCGTACTGGGTAGCAGAGCCGCCCAAGAAGGTCAGGGCTGCGCTGGACTGTGGGAACGAGTTCACAGTAGCCAGAGCATGAGCCGAGGTAAAGATTGCCGGTGAGACGCTCAGGGTTGCAGTTGTGCCAGAAGACACGGACACGTCAGCAGTCACGGTGAACTGTTGCAGCGAACCGGTCGATTGACGTGTCTGTGGGTTAACAGCAAACACGCCACCGATGGTGAAAACGTCACCGACCTTGAAGGTAGGCGAACCGCTGGTGAAGCTGATGGCCAAAGAGGTAGCGCCTTGAGCAGAAACCGTGGTAGCCACGATTGGGGCCGTAGGAGTCACGCCAGTGGTGTGGTTGACGATTGACTGAGACATGTTGATCTCGTCAAAGCCCAACACGCCAGTGCCCATCATGCCATTCTTGAATTGCTTGCTGATGGTGTCCGTAGGATTGAACAGACCTTTCATGCCTTCAACCAAGCCAGCGTTTGCGGCAGGGTTAACGGTGGCGTAACGGGGGCTCATGCCGGCAGCGTTCTCGTTCAGTTTTTGCTGGGCTTGCAACAGAACCAAAGAGGTGCCAGGGGTCGTGCCAGGGGTGCCAACGGAGGAATAAATCTCACGGTAAGCATTGGCAACGTCAGCATCAATCGAGGCAGCCAGTTGGCTAACGCGAGGCTTCAGAACACGTTCCGCGAAGTCATCCAATTGCATGGTGAGTTCGGCAGAGGTGAAGTTCACGCCAATGTGCTTTTGATTGGCAACAGCCAGGGTCGTGGATTGCTCGTTGTCGTCCTGAACTTGCAGGGCGGCACCGTCCGTCACTAGGGCGCGGTCAGGCAGGCGGATACGCAGGGTAGAACCAATCTTGCCTCCTTCAACAGCAAAGCTGTCGTCGTACTGACGGTTTACGTTACGGGTAAGAACCAGATTGTTCTCCAGGATCTGGAGAGCTTTTCGGGTAATCATGTCAATGGTTAAGATTGAATTTGCCACGGCAAATGTTCCTTTAAGAAGAAGTTAAATTAACGGTTTCGTGCTTCCAACCTTTTCCGTTCACGCATATTTTCAGCTTCAATCCACTGGCTGGCCGTCATAGTTTTAGTAGAACGGGGATCAGTAGTGTCATAAGCAGGACTACCCGTTGTGCGGGCAGTAACAGGCGTAATCGGAGTCGGTGCGCTTGAAGTTTTCTTGACGGGAGGATTGTCAGCCAACTTGGCCTCAATCTTCCCAATTTCCTTAGCTTGCACATAAGGCGTAAGTCTGGAAATACGTTCAGCTTCCTTTGGATTGGTTCCCAAGAAGTAAGCTACTTCAGGGCCAATGTCCGAGGATTGAATTGCTTCAGCCATCACGTTGGTGATGGGAAGACTCGGGTTATATGCGACTTGTTCAAAGTCATCATACTTAGACCGAACCTCTTCTTCACGGTCGTGATAAGCACTCAGCACTTCTTGCTGTTGCCGCTTTGCATCCCGGTCACGAAGCAGTTCTTCAGCTTTACGCAGTGCCAGTGCTTCGGCATACGCATCAACTGATTCAAACTGATCTGCTGAAGGAAAGTTAGCTGGGGTGCTTGGCGCTTGCGACTGTACTGACCGCTGCGCTTGTTCCCTTTCCCACTTACGCTGCTCACGAGCGAGCCTTTTGCCAATGGCTGCATCAAGCTCTTCTTGGGTGAAGGTCTTGCTAGCTTCCGCTGGCTTTTCTTCCGGCTGAATAACTTCAGTTTCTGGGGCTGCCGTAGCTTCCAGTTCTGGCGCGGGCACTTCCGCTGAGATTTGAACTTTTTCTGTCATGGTTGAATCCTTGGATTCCCTGGTGAATCGCACCAGTACGGGGGGAGTTTACTACTTATTAGATTGTTGATGGTTATGTCTTATTAAATAGACCGACCCAAGTCCCAGCAGACGAACCAGCAACGCCAGCGACTGTACATCGATAGGCTAGAGGATTCCCGGTTGTGGCCACCCAGTTATATGCAACATCACCGACCTGATTGTCAGCCGCGTTTACGTTGGTGGTTCGAGCAAATCCGCCAATAACAACTCGTGCGCCGTAGTTCGAGCCTGTCACTCCGTCGCCTTCGTAACTAATCCCGTAACCCTTTGTGGTGACGCGAAAAGCTGTGCTGCTCAGAAGTTCATCGTAATAAAAGTATGTGCTCCATTCGTTTTTGCCGTATTGGACGGGGTAGGCCGTCGTTCTTGAAGGGGTGTATCCAATCGCGCCAGCGTGCGAAATAAATTTGTTTCCTTCTGCCCAACCGTTCAAAAGCGCGAACTTAAGTTGGGTGCCCGTCCAAGTCAGTGACGAATCAATGGTGATGTTGTTGTTTGTGAACCGGCAGTTTGTTGCAGAGATAGAATACGAAAAGACGTTTGTGTCCGAGACCGACCCGCCAATCACACGCGCGTCGTGAGCGTTACCGGAGATTTCACACAGGCCACCAACAGCGCCAACAGACAAGCCACTTTCACCAACGAAGGTGTTGTTCCTGATGTAGAAGTTCTTGTAGCCCGTCACGCCACCGAACCCAATCCGAATAAAGTAGTTTGGAACCGCAGGCATATACATGCGGTTGTTGTCAATCGTGATGTCTGTGTTTGTAGCCCCGGAAATGTCTATCCCGAGACCCGCCGTGCTGTTTAAAGTGAAAACATTGTTTTGGATTTGAATGCCAGAAGAAGCACCCTCAATGCTGATCTCTTTTGCCAGGTTCCCAAATACGCAATTTGAGATGATCGCGTTAGAAGTTCGGATTGATGCAAGGCCACGCAAGCCGTTGCCGCTAATCTCTGCCCCAATAACCACAATGTCCGACTGAGTGTAGCCAGCATCAGGTTCAAGATCGATTCCAGCTTGATAGCTGCCGCCACTGGAATCCGCGTAGCGGCCACCAATCACGCGAACTTTACTGTTCTGGACAATCGACAACGCATTTCTGTTTGCACCTTTGGAATAGCAATTGACGATGTGGCCTTTAGCTCCACCATAGGTGCTGGAATAAGTCGGCCCGCAGTAGATGCCATCAGTTGACGAATTGGTAACTGTGCAGTCCTCTATTCGGTAGTCAACGACACCCCGAAGCGCAATACCCATGCTGGCACCATCTCCGGTGCCGCTGGAGTAGGTCAACTTCTGCATCTCGCAGTTCAAACCCAAAATGTTTATGTTGTAGCAGGTGCCGTTCCCAAACGACCGAAACTGAATCGCGCCTTCTTCGTTTCCGTAGTTTGACGTTGCATTAACCACCCAACCTGATGGGATAACTTGCTTTAATGTCGCGCCGTAGCCTTCAATGGTGACATCGTGAACGTCTACAAGTTCAACAGCAAAACGCCACGCGTAGGCGCTTGAGTAGTGATTTTGTGGCGAGAACACGTACACGCCAGGCGGATAAACGCCTCGCACATTACTGCCGATGGCCTTAATCGCGGAATGGAATGCAACTATTGCAAGCGTATCGTCAGTAACACCATCCCCAACCGCTCCAAAATCCTTAACTGAAACACTCTCCCTGAGCTTGGTCTGCACAGTCGTAACCACAGCCCCCACCCCAGCAGGCGTGTAGGCAGCAGCGGCACTTAAGTTGGCAACACTGACCTTAACGGTAGCACCAGACTGCACCACAGGCACCAGCTCGGTGCCTGCAAGCGGCAAAGTAGCCGACGTGAGTTGGGAGATTTTCTTGTCAGCCATGTTTGCTCCAATTATTTAGCAGGAACCCAAACTGGAAACCAGTCCGGACTATAAGGCTTAACCGTGTAGCCGGTAACACCCGCCAAAAGACTGTCATCCGGTTTTACAAACACCCAAGAGTTTTGTAGCGTTTCCTGCGCCGTTGCCCAGGCTGTTGTGTAGCCTGTGCTTACGTTTTTAGATTGTGTCGAGGCAATCACGCCAAAGATCGGAAAGTGCCGCGATGCCGCATCAGTCTGCACCGTTTCTTCAGGGGTCAAGCTGTCTTTAACTACAACTTGACCGGTCGAAACGTTCATCAAATCTGGCGAATTGATTGCCTCCACCATGTTCGCATAGATGACTTCAAGCGCGGTTTTTGCTGCCGCTTCAGTCGTGAAAACTAAGTAGTCCATGATTTATACCGTGGGGGGTAAAGATTTATAGGGGTGATCTGCGGGCAGGTTAGCGACCAAGCCCCATTTCCAGGCTAGGTAGCCTTCGAGTTTTTGGCGGTCAGGGGTGGATAGAGGTGATGCAGTAAGGATTATTTCAGAAATGTCCACATTGCTGCCCAAGCTGGCAGATGCCCCGTTCGAGCGTGCGCCAATAGCCCCGTATGTCAAGGTGAGAGGAGTTGTTCCATTATTGGCGGAATACAAAAGCGAACCGTTGCCGTATATTCCCTCTGTCGTCACATATCCATAAAGCATAGTGGAGTTCATTGTGTAGGAGCGGTTATTATTTCCTGACCCGTTGTAATACGCATCCGCTCCACTGGGCAATCCTGCGCTAAAACCGGAACTCCATGGAAGAAAGCCCCCGGCAAGATAATCCTGACCGCCGCTATTGAAACTTAAGACCCCAGTGTTAGATGCGCTTGTGGAATACAGGTTTCCAACAATAAACGCACCCGCCCCCGCCAACGGAATTGAGCCACTGTAAACAAGCGCATCGTTAGTAAAAGCAATTAGCTTTGATGAAGCGTTATAAGCAGGCTGTAATGACCCCGATGGTTGCGAAAAATTTCGCCCATTCCCGCTTTTGTCATTCCACTGGCTTACTGTTGATCCATTGAGCGTAATGCTGCTTGGGCTGTCAGCATCAAGCCAGAGAGCAGTCGCAATGGCACTGGGCGTCCACAATCTGGTTCCGCCAAAGATCGTCCCATCATATCTGTACGGATGATCGCTGTTAAGCAATCTGACCATTTCGTAAGGCATCAGGCTCCTCCCCATTTCCAGGCTAAGTAGCCTTCAATCAATTGACGGTTAGTGGTGGACGCAGTGGATTCAAGGTAAATCACTTCGGCAATATTGCCCGTGAGTCCGTAGGCGCTGTATCTGCCCCCAACTCTGAATCCGCCAACAGAATCGGTAGTAAATTCAACGAATGAGCTGTCAGTGGTGTGGAGCGTTCCGTTCCGGTATAAGCTGCCAAGTCCTGCTTGTTTTACTTCTCCATAAATACCAAAAGACGCTTCGTCCGGCGACGCACTAAGACGGTAAGAAATTCCTGATGAACCCGCTAATTCAAAACTATTTACTCCTATTGAGCCTGTTGTTGCGACATACCCATTCGGTTGATCGTAGTCATTGCCTGATGTTTTTACTGTAAAAACCCCTGCGGAACTGGCTCTTGTTGTTTCACGAACAACTACAAACATTGACCGGGTTATCAGCTTCAATGTTGCGGTCGTATTTTCAAGGATTTTGTTGTCGTAGACAATGGCCGGTTTTGAGGATTCCCACCCAGTCGCGCTGTACGTAGGTTGATTGGCAGCCGTAGCCTGAACGACGTTTCGACCATTACCGCTCTTATCATTCCATTGACTGACATTCGACCCATTAAGCGTAATCGTGGCTGCATCAGCAGCGTCAAACCAAAGCGCAGTTGTGAGTTGTGCAGGAGTCCATGCGGGTACTGCCGTCAAACTTTGCAAAGTCGCGTTGCTCAGACGGGTGTTGTAGTACGCGAAGGAGCGGATGTGGCCGTTGAGGAAGTTTGCGTTGCCTGCCCAGTTAGTGCCAATGTACAGGCGATCCACTGTAGGGACGGTTCCCGTCGAATCGGTCTTTGGCGTCGCGCCGTTGCAAGACTCCCCAAAATTGTTTTGTTTGTACGCAAAAGCATCTTTTGTAGTGTTTGTAGATGCCGTTATGCTGAATGAGCCGATTCCAGAGGCCTGATTCACTCCGCTATTTAAAACGTTTGCACCAATGTAAAGATTGCCTGCGTTGAAATTTCCGTAAATACTTTGGTTAAACGTGCCGTCGCTGATTGCGTGAGTAAGCGCAGCGGCAGTTACGCTTGGCCACGTTGAAGCCTCTACGTATGTAGTCCCCTCAACCGGGTTATACCAACTAGAAAAGTTCGCCCCCGTAACGCTGGCAACATCTGCTGCGCGAGTGATGGCGGCTGTTGTGGTGGGAATGTAGCTGGTTGCAAAGCTGGCTTGCTCTAATTGCATGCCCCAGACATTGACGCTGGTATTGGCAGACAACGCGTTACGGAAGCAATACACCCGAACAGATACGCACGTTGCAGGCGTTGTGAACGTGTACGTGACCCTTGTCCATGCAGTAGACGAAGGCGTTTGAGTTGGGACAATGTCCGCCGCAATAAATGCAGAATTCGTATTGTCGTAAACGGCAATCTTGTAATCCCCAGGCCCCATTGTTCCCAACTTCACATACAACGAAAAATGGTAAGTTGTGGATGCCGTGCAGGCTACGATTTGATAAACACCGTTGTTAGTCCCGTTTACCGTAATGGTATCGGCAGTTGTTGTGCCGTCAGGAGCGGACGTAGTGTTTCCAGTAAGTACTGCGTTTGCCCCGTACACCCAAGTAACATTCGTTAAATCTGACGAATACAGACAGAGGTTCGTCCTCTGCTCCTCAATCAGCAGCCCACGAGCTGCCAGCGTCACAGGGTCGTAGTCGAAGCGGGGTTCATTGACCGCAGCACTAGAAATAATGCCTGAACTGTTGACATACGTCCCGGTGGTTGTGCGCGTAAACGTAATCCTCGGGTCAAGCACACCTGTCTCGGCAAACAGGAACTTCACCGCAGCATAAGGCGGAGCATTACGCAAAGATGGAATACCACCCAGCCCTAGGCCAATGGCGTTTCGGAGTGCTACGCCCCAGCTCATCGGATATTAATCGGTTTGGCGTACAAAGTTCCGCCAGATGCAACCTGAACAGCACTAACAACCCACGGGCCGCCAGTGCCATTCACGCCAGATGCAGGATTAGGCACATTAAACGGGATCGGCGTACCAGCAGGAATAGGCGTATCCGCCGTTGTAGCCGTAACACCCTCACCAACTCGAATATAAGCATCCGATGTAGACCAGACCAAAACACCTTGAGGGCCAGGAGGCCATGACAAAGTTGTTCCAGCGGTGCCCGTATACGCTACGCTTTTGGCGCCATACGACGCATCCATGCAAGGTCGAAGAAGTTCCATTTTTTACCTCACGCCAAAAAGCGTAGTTTGTAAAGAGTTGAGAGATACAACGCAACAATCTCATCAATGATATTGTGCAACGGGGTACAGTCTTTATCCACAATTTTGTACCGTTCCGCCTCAATCTCGTCCATCTGCGCCTGCAAAAACTCAACAATGTTGGTGGTCTTCTTTGCAGACATCAACGCGATAGGCCCCATCAAGCCATGCTTGCCCTGGTAAGCCTCAGCAAAACTATCTGCCAGATCCACAATGCCCTCATAGAAGCCTTGCAAGGCCATATGTTTGGCAAAACTGCGGGTGTTGAGGTGGACGCTGTGCGTCACATCACGGGCCAAGAACAGCATTCCAACGAAATCACATGCCTTCATTTTGCATTCCTTGTTGTGGCATTTGCTCAGGCATCTCAGGCATTTCCTGACGCATTTGCGGAGCACCAGCAACCAAATCTCCAGTGTCCATTGCAGCAGCAATCGTGCCCATCACAATGTCTTGAATTTGCTCAGGCGACATACCAGCCTGCACAGCACTAATACGCTGTGTCTCAGCCTGATATGCCTTGACCTGCGAATCAAACTCCTTGATGGCAATATCACGCGCTTCCATAGACTTGGACACGTTCTGGAGCATCTGGTGCATCTGCTCCATCTCCTTGCCCATTGCTTCCATTTGCTGATTCGCAGCCTGCAAAGCAGGGTCGTCCTGATCCGAAAGCAGCTTAGGATCTATCGTCTTCTTCAATCGCTCGGCCATCTCAGTAGCGCCAGGCCAGTCCATGTTCTTCACAAACAAGTCACCAGCCACAGACCACAACTCAGGATTGCCCTGAAGAATCTGGCTCATCGCCTCCATCGATTCTTGGCGCTTCGTCATATAACTCGGGCCAGTCGTGACGAACACGTCATATTTGCCAACGCCAGGGTTGTAGATCTTCTCAATCACAATCCCATTTTGATCCTGAATTTTCTTAACAGGCATCGGCTGGCTTGGATCAATCTTGGCCATCTTGGTCTCACCATCGATGCCAATAATTCGAGCAATTCGCTGTGTGTCATAGATCTTCGGTGCAAGATCAATGATTTGCCTCCCGATGTAGCGCACCGCACGGGAGTAGTTGTCAACGAAGTGATACGTTCCCGTATCGCCCTGCTTCTCACGGGCCAGAATAGCCCGGCCAGATCGCTCGTTAGACGTGGCCCCCAGACTCGCGTCATATTGCCCCGTAGTGGACTTGATGTCCTCCGAAGCCCCCATCTTGGCTTGTATAAGGCCATTTTGGGCCATTGGAGGTTGGGCACGTTGAGGTAGGGGCAAGACTGCTCCCTGACCGTCTGTAACGTCCGGGTTGACCTCAAGGTACGGCCAGTTCTGCGTGTTAGCCGTCTTCCACTGGTTTTCGTAACCCTCAAACTGGCCCCCATATCCAATGAACGGCGCTTTAGGTGCCAAAGCCAACATCTCGGCCTCTTGGCTCACCCAATAGTTGTACATCCGCTGTGCATCCTTGGCGTTACGCACCAAGCCAGACACATACAACCGACCATCCACCTCAAATTCATTGCCAACCACACGAACCACAGGAATGTACTTTCCAGCCCAGTCACGCTCTTCCAAAATCTCGTAACCGTTGATCTTGCACCACTTCACGCGTTGCACATCCACCTGACGGGTGCGAATAGGCTTCATGCCCATCATCTTCATCTGCTTGTCTTGCTGATCTCCAGCAAAGGCAGATACGTTGCCGTGGTACAGATTCAGAGTCTTCTTCTCATGCTCAATGTAGAAATACTCGGCAATCCGAACCGTGTCCTCATTGACCCACTGCGACAACGACTGGTCCCCCACCCCCAACGTCTGCAACGTGGAAATAGGATTCGCATCCGGGAACATGCGCTCGTAGTCTTCTTTGAGAATGTCCTCAGTGATGAAGCACCACTTGGCATCCGAGCCACAAGGATCCTGAATCGTTGGATCCATGTACACCGAAAACGCGTTCCTGACCCGGCCAATCTTGATGTCTTGGTCAAAGGAGTTCTCGTCACAATACTCCGTCAACAGCCGAATGTAGCCCTCACCGTACACAACTTGGTTCTCACAAGCAGTGTCATACGCCACATCAGCGTCCGAGATGTACTCAATATGACGCACCAGCCCGTCATAAATCTCAGCCATCTCAGGATCAGCCTGATCATCCACCGGAATGACTTTGATTGAGGGACGATTCTGACGCTGATCGTTTGTCACCTGACGCACATGCTGAGGCAGCTTGTTCATCGTCAGGCAAGGCCGTGCATTGATCGTCTGACCCTGCACAGCACCACGAGTAGCCAATACATCAGCAGGCCACTGCCAATGATTGTCAGGAGAGCCAGCAAAGAACTTCAGATCGTCCAGCTCATCCTCACGGCTCTCCGAATACGCCGAGATCGCCATGTTAAGCCGAGAACGCGCCTTGGCCAGCACGTCAGAGTCTGACTTGCCCCCAGATCGCTTCTCATTGGTAACCGATCCCGCCGCAGTCAATTCACCCATGTGCTATTTCTTCTTTGATGTAGGTTTGGCAGCAGATCGCTTGACAGAGTAAGCAATGGCTACACTTTGAGCGACAGACTTGCCAGCACCCACCTCAGCCTTCACGTTTTTGCGGAAGGCCTCTTTAGACGTGGATTTGACTAATGGCATGATTACACGCAGTGAATCAGCGCAAAGTTGATGACCACAGCTTCGGCCAATGGAGTAGCAGCCGTAATGTTACGCAGCGTAATGGAAGCAGTGCCAGCGCCCAAACTGTTCACCCAGCAATTGTACGATTCAGTCGTAGCACCACCAGAAAGCGTAACAATCAACACGTCATTCGCACTTATAAAGCTGTTGTTCAGCGTGAAAGACACGTTGGTTTGAGCAGCCAAAGAGGCAGCATTCAACGTGATACGGCCAGCCGACTTATTCAAAGTCACAGCCGTTGACTTGCTGGTCGCTTGAGTCACAACGCCCTGCGCCTGCGCCGTGTAGCCAAGCTCACGGTCAGAATAAATAACATCAGCGCCGTTAATGTCCTGATCCAGATACGCAACGCCGATAGCTTTGCTGTTTGACATGATTAAGATCCCATCCAAGAGTTAGTAACGCCGCCAGGGCCTAAGCTACTCAACCGACGTACGTTTTTGGGATTGTACTCCCTACTTGCCACAGGATACGCAAAAGTTACTGCTAAAGCATCCGCCGCATCAGGAGAAGCCAAACCCCTCGCCCTCATCTCCTTCTTACCTTCCAAGAAAATAGTCCCCGACGAATCCGGCTTCTTCATAGGCCCCAACAAATCAGACCTCAAAGCTCTGTCTTGAGGAATTGAGGCCGTCTTCAGCCAATCCCTCATCGCCCCCCACATTTCCGCCCTCTTATTTCCAAACATTACCGGGTTCTTGGCCTTCCAACCAAAATTAACTCCCTTTACCTTGTATCTCTGCTCCGTCAGCCTGTCCAATACTCCATATCCCAACCCACCCTCATCAATCACCACCATCGCAGGCTTGTACTCCTCTATCGCCTCAATCACATGCCCCACCGTCACCATCGTATCGTCGCCCTTATATCGCTTAATCGCCACAATGTCCCGCCCCTGCCTCACCACAATGACCGTCGAATCCATCCCGCCCCGCGCCGGATCCACACCAATCACTATCGGCGCACTCTGATCCTTGTACTTGGGCCTTGACATCGCCTCATCTATCACCACAGGCGATATGAACTGATCCTCCCCAGCCGCAGGAAACTCCCCATACACCTCCACCCGCGCCTGAATCGAGTCCTCGCCGTACTCCTCAATAATCTGCTCGTACACCGCCTTGTCAGTCCCCTCCACCGACCGCGCATCAATCACCTTCGTTTTCCAAAAGTCCCTCTTTGCCCCAAAACACTCAAAAAAGTACCCAGCATTGCGCCGTGGATTGCTAAACGCCAGCCAAAACCGATTCGGCGTGTTTTCAGTGAAGAAACCCGTCGCCACAGACCAAATAGCATCGTCAATCCCCGACGCCTCATCAAAAATCACCATCACACCGTCAAAGTTGTGTACACCCGCATAAGCATCCGGGTTTTCAGCACTCCACAACCGACCCTCCACACCCCAATAACGCGTCCCCTTGCGTAAATCCTTCTCCACCAGCTCCGCCAACCACTTCGCAGGCAACACCCTCGTCGCACTGATCTCAAACCAGTGACTGTTGATCCCCATCGCCAACCACTTCGTAATCTCAGCCCACGTCACCGACCTGAGTTGAGGCTCACTATTGGCCGAAATGATCGTCGTCGAACCAATCCGCGTTGACAACATCCAAATAACAATCCACGACACCAACGCCGACTTGCCAATCCCCCGCCCCGAACTCACCGCCTGCCTCAGCACCTTAAAAGCAATATCGTCCTCACTCTCATGCGGCAACTTTGCATCAGCTAGAGCTTTATTGCTCTTGATGTGCTCCGCCATGTCAGCTAACACCTCCCTCTGCCACTTCCTCGGCCCCTGGAAACGCTCCAGCGGAGTCCCCTTCTCACCCCAGGGAAACGCATACATCACAAACGCCAATGGGTTGTCCTTGATCTTGTCACTCCAGATCAATGACATTAGCTCCTGTTCCTCTTGAGCCTTGTAGATGGGGGTTTGCATGGCAAGATGTGAGAATTGTGATAATGAATGTTAACTGAGAATTAAAACTCAAAATTAAAACTCAGAATTAAAAAATAAATTTTGCGTGGGGGATGGCTTCCACACGGCCCGATTGGCAGGGCCCTAGGGGGGGGCTAAAAATTGAGCGCGCAGGGCTGGCTCTGCCAGGGCGTTTGATCGCTCAGCATAGGTTGATTTGATGATGAGTGGGGGGGGCTAGCCCCCTGGGTACATTAGGCTTGCTCAACCTTTTGTATTTGCCAGTTAAGCGCCATTGCTCTCAACCTTGCGTCATCCATTGAGCGATGCATTTCAATGTTGATGAACTCTCTGTTCAGAATTTTTGAGTAAACGTAGAAGGTTACTTTGATCATTTCGTTTCTCCTGGTGTTTGCATCTGTTAGCTGCTGCTGTTTGATGCGATGAATGAACTATAGCAAACGAACAGTGTGTTGTCAACAATTTAATGCACTAGTGTTTTCCCTAGTGTTCTTTTGCAAAGCAATCGTTTACATTGGAGTCACTGCGGAACACGAATCAACGGACCTCGCAGCAACTTAAAGGAAATGATCATGCTGAACACCAAAAGCGCTCCACGATTCAAGATCGGCACCACCTACAAACCTATCGGCAGGAAGCATGCTTCTGTGTGTACTGTTGTGGACATTTACACCACTACAAACCTAGCCGGGGAAATAGTTCGAATCGGTTACGTGACATCTCATGAGTTCTGCGGGCAGACAGTCTTTGAATATGACGTGTGCGACACCACCATAGCGCGCGGCTTGATAACCGCAGTCACCGCCTAACCATCATAGGAACATCATAGGAACATCATATGAACGTCAAAGAACTGATGGAAATTTTGGCAGAAATGCCACCAGAACTTGAAGTAATTGTTGAAAGGCATAGCGATTACGGCTACGCGGGCGAACCGCAAATCACAAAGGCTATTGGTAGAGATTTTTACGTCCGGAGATGGTACCCGGAGCTGGGTGACGGCCCAGAAGTAGAGAACTTCCTCCTTATATAACACTCACTGGGCTCCGGCCCCAGCAAAGGAACACAATGAAGAACCCAAACGAATTCTGGTCAGAAGTAGCCTTCGCCCTTATCCTGGGCTCACTCGCCGGTTACGTCCTAGCAATCTACTTCTAAGGTGCCACCATGCCCCAAACGATCCTTAGCCACCTCCTGAGCCTCATGAACAACCACAGCGCGCCGTTCAAGATAGCTGCGCTACTCACCGCGCGTCAATTCAACGTGCCTCAAGTCTACGTTGAGCAACTCTTTCATCGAGGTGTGTGATGTGCCCACTATGCAAAGCCCCAGGCCGAGTTCTTGAAACAAGGATCAGCAGGCCTTCAGGCGTAAAGCGTCGCCGCCTTCGATGCACAGCCTGCCTCTATCGATTTACATTGATCGGTGAGGCATATAAGAAATAGAAATTGCCCTACAGACACGGGGGGGGCCACCTTACAAAATGCACAAAAAGGAGGCCCTATGGACTTTGACTTCGACACCAACCTTTTGTGCAGCATCTTTGTGTTTTTGTCTTGGATAGTCTCAACATGCACAGATGACGACGACTAAGCCCCACCAACACACCAAAAGGCCCTCATGGGCCTTTTTTTACGTCTCCCCCTGCCCTGACCCATCCTCGATCTGCCGAGGCTCCACGAGCTTCGCATCGATGATGTCCGAAGCAATGAGCCGAGCCTTCGCCGCCTCCAGTGCATCAGTAATACTAATACCAGTATGCACTATCTCGTGCTTCTGAGTTTCTGCCCATCTCATTTGAGTTTTAGTCCACCAGATAAGTGACCCAGTATCCCCGGCCATTGCCTTATCAAATAGAGTCTTACCTATTTTCCCATTTGCTTTGGCCCGGCCCAGCTCCAATTCTCTTTTGAAGTGAGTCCGCAAGGTATCGATGTGAATACCATCTCTCACCATGGCCGCAATACTCTCTTGCTGCAATCCAAACCCCGAAAGTTTCTCGACCATCTCGCGTTCTTCATCGGTCGGACAAAGCGCAGGCCCACCAGCTCCAGGCCTCGCACCACCCCACCCAAACTTTTCTTGTTTCGGAGTTTCAAAATCTTCATCCATGTTAGTGCTCCCTAACTTGTTTAAAGTTTGTGACGAATCTTAGCGATATCTGGCATATCGTCTGAGCATCCATCTTTGTACTCATCAAGTTCGGACAACACGTGATGCACCACTGCTGGGTCGCACTTGTCACGAACGATCATGTGCATGGCATTGATGAAAACCATAGTTTTACATTGTTCAAACGTGGCCTCTTGAACTTCCGTATTGCAAGCGCCCCATGACGATTCAGAAGCGCCTTTGAACAATCTCTGCCCTTGTGCTGGCCACTTCTGCAAGCCAACTCGGCCATCACCAGTCCAGATGACCATATATTCTTTAATGCTCTTGCTCATGTTTGATCCAAAACAAAAGCCCTTGGGGACAGTCTCAGGCTTTTGGCCTGTTGGCGGACACCGAGTAGGTGCAGACTGCCCTCAAGGGCTTACTCTAAGAACCGCCACCAAGCGGTTTGTGTGACATCTCTTATTGTCACACCTCATCTTTTTCCTGTGACCTAAACCCCCTGTGACAAGTGTGACAGAGTTATCTGGCCCTTAGGGGCCAGTATAACAGCCTGTCACGCATTGTCAACACTTTCAGCCGCGTGACAAGCGTGACATGTCACACCATGTCACACCTGTCACACCTGTCACGCCGCCCCATTTCCATAAGATTTCAGGCCCATAAAGCAGCCAGCGAACACCGTAGACATGGCGTGCTCTGTCACCTGATATCCGCCTTGAACCTCGCGCATAATCTTGCATTCCTTCAGCTTTTTCCTAGCGCGAGATAATGCTTGTCTGCGATTTGCGGGTGTGGCGTGCTGCCCATTTTTCTCTTCATGATCGTTCCATGCTTCGGCGCAAACGAATGGCAGGTCTTCCGGTGCGCGTTTGTAGCCACATGCATCAATAGCGGCTTCCAGCATAGCTATGGCCTCTGGCGCACCTTTTGGCAATCCAGCGGATGATTCCTGATCGCTTTCTGGCGCGGTCCCTGGTGTGGCGATAACGGTGCCTATGGCGTCGCCAAAATTGTCTAGCGCAGTCGGATGATTCACTGGCTTCAGATCAAAATACATGGGATCGAAATGCCGGCCGCGGAATTTTTGGCCATGAGCAAATAGCTCGGTTGTTGTTTCACCAGACTCACGCCACAAGCACAGGCAACCATCAATAGAGCCGACAAAGGCGCTACCACCACGCGGGAGCAAGGTTTCTTTTGTGGCGCCCTTGGATGGGTGCATCAGAGCGATGGTGCATGGCATACCAAGCGGGGCCATTAGCTCGCGCATGGCAATTGCTAGTGTATGCATGGCCCGGTTGTCGTTTTCATCGTCCGCACTGCTGTGAGCCGGGCCAGTATCAATAAACATCAGGTCATACGGGCCATGTGCCACAGCCTCTGACGCAAACCGCGCAAGCTGCAAGCCGTCATCAATCGCAAAAGGTCGGCGCGTGAAATAGATGCGGTTATGCAGCGCGTCAACGCTTAAGCCCATTTCTAGCAACATCACCTCCATTCGTAAACGCACGTCCTGAGGGTTTTCGCCGCACAAAAACAAAACCCTGCAAGGCATCGTTTTCTTGCCCATCAGCGGCTTGCCCAGCGCCATCATGACGGCCATGTAAAGGCTCACGGAAGTTTTGCCGCTACCAGGGTTCGCTGTCATGGCGTACAGCCAACCACGCGCCAAAATATGCTGCCAGACGTAGGATATGCCAACGCCTTCAACCATAAACTCCCGGATCGGCACCACATTAACTAATGCCTCAACATGCTGCGGAGCTAGCAAATCTTTTAGATCATTTCCCGCCTGAGCGTAATCGTTAGCATCGCCTGGCGTAGGTATAACAATCATTCTCGCCCCATACTTTGCGCTGGCCTGCTCGGCGTACCGCTGGCCGATGCCGCTCTGGTCGTTGTCAGCCACAATCACCAGCTCCTGCGCTGGCATCTGTTCACGAAGTGAGCCGGTGGTGGGAACTAGGTTGCTCGCTGAGTACGCCACAATGCAGGGGCGATTTGTGACTTGGTGAATCGTCGCTGCTGTGGCAAAGCCCTCGGCTATATAAAGTACGCCTGGCTGATCTAGGGTGCCTAGCATCCAATACATTCCGCCAGTTTGGCCGCCGCCGTGGTACAGCTTGCCCCCGGACTCGTCTATGTACTGGAGGCTTGAGAGCTCACCATCTGGGCTAAAAAGGGGCAGCATCAGACGCCCATCACCTGTCACCCGTGCCCCGTGTGGCTCTACGCCTTTCCGCTTTAGATATGGATGCTCTGCGCTGGCCTGCACACCACCTGACCAGATTGTCTCTACTGTGCTGGCTGCTACGCTTCGATCCCTTTCGATCTCTGCATCGCGTTGTTTCTTTGCAGCAATGACCCGGGCAATGTGGGCCATTTCCTCTGCCGGGGTCCACTTCTTCCCGCCCATGTCGGCTTTGACAGTCTGCGTGATGTCCTCACGCCAACA